TACATTGCCCGGAACAATTCCCAACTCCCTGGCCCGGTAACCAACTGAATCCCGGCGATGGCGAACCCGCGAATCCAACTTTCCACCCTCGTCCAAGAATGGCTCCTTGCGGAGGACGCATGGAAGAACGGCGACAAGGAACCGCGCAAGCAATTCATCATGAAACGCCTCGCCCAGTTCTGGGTCGAGAAGCCCGAAGTCCCCACGCTCGATACCGGCTCCGACCCTTACCTCAAATCTACCTACAACAACGGCGAAAAATGGGAACTCGAACACGCGCGATTCATGAAGATCGACGTTCAAAAAGAGGGTTTCTGGGTAGTGATCCGCGCTTGGTCAATCGGCGGCGAGCCAAAATCCCGCCTTCTCTGGGAGGGGAAAGTCGACACCTACCAAACCCTCTTCGACCTCCAAGCCCGCTACGGTTTGGAAAATCGCGACGTGTTCATCGATGGCCGCTACAATCCCGACGAGGTAGTCCGCCAAATTTATCTCCATTGCGGGCCGGACATGAACAAGCATTGGAACATCCTGATCGGACAGGACAACTCCAAAGGCTACTCCTTCGAAGTCGGCACCCCGAAGCGCCCGCGCAAGGTTTGGAAAATCTACTCAAAATATCAGTTCGGAACCACCAGCCGCGGGCAGCGCTATCGCACTATCAGCTTTTCCAACCTTCGAGCAAAAGACGCCCTTGCTGGGATCATCGAGATCGGAGGAGGGATGTTCGGAGTCCCGCTCGACGCGTCGCAGAACTACATCGTCCAGATGAAATCCGAGAGCAAGCGCGAGCTGAAACCCGGCGTGTGGAAATGGGAGAAGATCAAATCTCATTATCATAACCACCTTTGGGACACCGAGGTCATGGGAATCGTCGCATGTGCGATCCGTGGCGTCTTGAAAATCGAATCTCATGAGGAGCCGAAATAGATTTCAACTCCCCGTTGAAACCGCCGCCCATTAAATGGCGAGCGCTTCCATCAACGACATCAAGAACGTCATCCGATACGCAAATCTCAGCGCGGAAAATCTCGCCGCGGTCGAGGCCGCTTTCTCGGCGGCGATGGTTGAAATCAACGCGAACCTCGGCGGCAACCTGATCAGCGGCTCCACCAACGGCTCCACCTTCACCACGGACCGCTCGATGACGATTTCCCAATACGCGACAATGCTCCGCATCGCTCTCGAGCACATCGAAGCCGGAACCACCCCGCAATCCCGAACCATCGCCCGCCTGATCTAAGCCATGCCAATCCTAGACTCATACGGAAATCCCGTCACATCCGGAAACAGCGGACGCTTTGCTAACTCAGCAAGCCGCAACGATCGCGGCACCCCACCCGAGCCGCTTTTCACGGATGACTTTGACAAACTCGTCCCGGATTGGGACCGCAAAACCCTAGTTTCTGGATCGCGGAAAATGTTCATGAACTTCCCACCATACGAGGGAATGATCACCATGAAGGCGGACAACGTCATCGGCCGAGCATGGGACGCGAGCTTCATCGGTGAAGATAAAGGGTGGGGAAAAGACGTCGCCGCTTGGTTGAATGATCAATGGTATGGGATGTGCGACGTCCACGGGAACGATTTTAAATCACTCCTTTGGCTGGACTCCGTCGCCCTCGATCGGGACGGGGACTTCCTTGTCGTCTTTGAACCCACCGAAAACGGCTGGCCGATGACCCGACGCATCCCCGCGAACCGCATCGGCCAACGCGTAGCCAATGACACCACTCTAGAAAAGGGAGATTTCAAAGGCGCGAAAATGCGTCACGGCGTCATCTACGGAAAACGAGGAAAGGTTGTCGGCTACAATATACTTGGAGACACCCCACTCGACGACACCCAAATCCCCGTCAATAATTGCGATTTTTCATCGGACAAAAACTGGCATGATCAAAGCCGCGGCCTTCCTGCCGGCGCTTCATCGTTGAAATTCATCCGCGCCTCATTGCTCTCCCACGAATGGGAACAGATGGCCCAGCTCATGGTCTCATCCATCGGCCTCGTCGAATATAATGAAGCCGGCTCCCCCGATACCGACGATCCAAGCTACACCCCAGCCCTCGACGAAAACGGCGATCCACTTCCAAACACGCCCACCACCGAAGTTCTAATGGGTGGAACGATCCGCTACATCCGCTCCAACAGCGGCGGAAAGCTTGAACAAGTCAAACATGAGCGCCCAGGCGACATGTGGGACCGCTTCCAGGATCGCGTCATCCGTATGATGTGCCGCGGCGGAAAATGGCCTTACGAGCTGACATGGAAGGCGAGCGACATCAACGCCGCCATGGTCCGCAACATCCAAGAGCAAGCCCGGATGTCCGTCGAGGATCGCCAAGATACCATCAAAGTTTCCGCGCTCCGGCAGGTCCGCTGGGCCGTCGCCAAAGCAATCAAAGAAGGAATCCTCCCAGCTCCATCAAATCCAAACGATTGGTGGAAATGGAAATTCATCATGCCGCGCAAGTTTTCAGTCGATGCCGGGAAAGACGCCCAGCAACGCCGCGAGGATTTCAAGATCGGGATCAAGAACAAATCCCACATCGTTTCCGAAGAAGGCGGCAACATCGAAGAACTTGAGGACGACCGCATCGAAACCGTTTTCCGCTACGAGAAAAAAATCCGCGAGCGCGAAGCCGCCGAAGGTTTCACCGTCGACCGCCGCAAGTTTGAAATGCTCACCCCTAACGACGTCGCCGCGGATTCTAACAACTCCGCAGAAGAAACTCAAACCGAGGAGGATGATCAATGATCACAATCTCAAATCCTTGCGTCTACGGAATCCAACCCGTCAAGCCTCTGATCGGTTTTCCAGAAGGGAAAGTAAAGATCCGTTTGCGGTCCAACGACTTCGCCAAAGTTTTTATCAAAACCCAGAGCGGAGTCCGCCAATTCATCCCCGAAGAAAAAGACGGAGCATGGCATCCACGCGCCGAACTCGGAAGAAACCAAACCATTTAGAAGAATGAAAACCATCACCCCCACGATCTCACAGCTCCGCATGCTCTCCAGCATCCGAGGCCAACAATGGCTCATGCGCCCGGACAGCATCCAGACCTTCGCGCTCGCCGCTCTGGACGTCCCCGAAAAATCAAACGCGCTGAACATTTCCATCGAGGACTTTTTCGAACTTCGCGAACCCATGAGCATCGATGCGGACGGGATCGCCCACATCCACATCCACGCGGCACTCGTCGACTCCTGCCCGCCGATCTATGAGAAGCTCGGACTTTGCACATGCTACGCCACCATCGAAGCCGAGATCGCTGCCAGCCTCCAAGCCGGAGCGAAAGCCATCATCTTCCACACCAACTCCCCAGGCGGAACCGTCTCGGGAAATGTCGAATGCGCGGGAATCATCGCGGACCTACCGATCCCCACCATCGGCTACGCTTCCGGCCTTGCATGCTCCGCCGCCTACAAGCTGATCGCAGGCTGCGACGCCATCGTCGCCACCGAGTCCGCCCAAGTTGGCAACATCGGGACGATCCTCTCATGGGCAGATTGCACCGAGTTCTGGAGAGAAAACGGAATCGAGTTCAAAGCCCTCACATCCGAAGGCGCCGATTACAAATCCACCTTCCACCTCGAACCAAATGAGGAGCAACTCGCATTCCTGCAGGAATCCATCAACGAGGCGGGCCGTCAATTCCGCGAGCATGTCACCGCAGGCCGCACCGCTGCCGGCGCCACGCTCGATCCAGAAATCTGGAAGGCGGGATGGTACAGCGGCCAACGTGCCGGCGAGCTGGGTCTCATCGATGCCATCGGCACCGCAGCGGACGCCCGCTCTCTCCTCCTCCAAAATCTCCAAGTTGAAACCCCCGCATAATTAACACGCGGAAGCCCGCACCAAAAATTTAATCCACCAAGACCATGTCCTTCTTCATGACCAACAAACAAGCAGCCGAGAAAATCTCCGGACTGGAGGCCCGCGTCGCAGAACTCGAAGCCGATCTCTCAAATGCTAACAGCACCATCGAGACCCTCCAAACAGAGGCAAACGAATCATCGGCAACCTACGCCGAGAACATCGCAAGCATCACCACCGAGCGCGATGAGGCAGTTTCCAAACTTTCCACCGCCGAGCAAACCATCGCGGACCAGGAGCAAACCATCGCCGAAGCCAACGAGAAAATCGCGAGCTTTGATGAGGAAGTGAACAACAAGGTCCTCCACGGCATCGCCAACCTCGGATTCAAAGGCGAGATCCCGGAATCCAGCCAAGAAATTGGCTCAGTCGAGTCCGTCACCCGTGCCGAATTTAACGCAATGAAACCAGCCGCTCGCCTCGCCTTTGTGAAGGGCGGCGGCAAAATCAAATAATTATGGCCGCGAAACCAACACCAAAAGCAGAGGCCCCCAAAGAAGCCCCAGCAAAGGCAGAGCCACAGGAGAAAGCAACCCCGCTCATCCTCACTCAAGCCGAACACGCAAAACTTTCCGACAAGGAAAAATCCGAGTTCCGCGCAAAAAACGGAACGATCTCAAACCAGTAACAGAAAAAATCTCACCCACTAAAACATTATGGCTAACACCCTATCCAATCTAATCCCCGACGTTTATGCCGCGCTCGACGTGGTCTCCCGTGAACTTGTCGGAGCAATCCCCGGAGTTCAACGTGATGCTTCCGCAGACCGCGTCGAATCCTCGCAAACTCTCCGTATCCACAAAGCACCAACCAACACTTCCTCGACTTTCACTCCTGGAATGGCTGTGCCTTCCGCAGTTGATCAAACGATCGCCAACTCCAGCCTCACTCTCAGCAAAAATAAATATGCTGCGTTTTCTTGGACTGGTGAAGAGGCAAACGCAGTCGATCAAGGTCCTGGCTTCTTGAACATCCGCCAAGATCAGATCGCTCAAGCCTTCCGCGTTCTCGTCAACGAAATGGAAAACGATGTTTGTGATGCACTCGCCCTCGGCGCTTCCCGCGCTTACGGTACAGCAGGCACCACTCCGTTCGCTTCCACTCTTGCAGACGCAGCACAAGCTCGCAAGATCCTCGACGACAACGGCGCACCTACTTCGGGCCGCTCCATGGTCATCAACACCGCAGCCGGCGCAGCCCTTCGCACCCTTGGCCAACTTACCAAGGCAAACGAAGCAGGCGGCAGCATGACTCTCCGCGATGGTGAATTGCTCAACCTCCACGGTTTCAGCGTTCGCGAATCCGCGCAGATCAACAACGCCACCGCAGGAACCGGCGCAAGCTACCTTGTGAACGATGCGTCCCTCAGCGCTGGAGACACAACCATCGCAGTAGATGGCGGCTCCGGAACTATCCTCGCAGGTGACATCGTGACCATCGGGAACCACAAGTATGTTGTCGCAACTGCCCTAGGTGGTGGAAGTTTCACCATCAACGCCCCAGGACTCAAAGAGGACATTGCGGACAACGCCGCTGTCACCGTGAACGCAACGAGCGCTCGCAACCTTGCTTTCAGCTCGGACGCATTGCTCCTCGCAACACGCCTCCCAATCTTCCCATCCGAAGGCGATCTGGCAATCGATAGCGAGATCATCACCGATCCCCGCACCGGTATCAGCTTCGACCTCCGCGTCTATCCGGGCGACGGCATGGTCCTCTACCGCATCCACGCCCTCTGGGGTTGGGTTGCGAAGAAACCAGAACACGCCGCAATCGTGCTCGGCTAATCTTCTACCAGTTAGAATTCATAGTTGAGAGACCCGTCCCCGAGCAATCGGGGCGGGTTTTTCGCTTCTATTTGAAACCGCGCCAAAAGTATGGGAATCGCATCATTTGTCCGGCAGGCTTTCAACTCATCGCTCACGACGCTCGATGCGGAGGATTGCACGATCGGCGGCGTCACCAAGAAGGGAGTCGTCGAGGACATCGGCTCGGAGCTTTTCATAGGTGAGGGAGGCGATCAAAAACGCCGCGCCCTCCGCATCTCATTTCCGGGCAACGCCTTCGCCACCGTACCGAGCCGCCGCGCAACCGCCACCTGCCGCTCGCTCTCCTGGCAGATCACCAGCGTCGACAACAGCCCCGGCGCTCTCGTTATCGAGATGGAAGAACCGGAAAGGAGGGGATGATGGACATCACTTTGACCTATTACCGGACCGACATGGACCGGCTCAACCTCAATCTCAACCGCTTGGCAGAGGAAACCGGGAAAACCCTCAAAGAGGTCCTGCCTTCACAGATGCGACTCCTCGCCACCGATCTGGCCTATGTCACATACCCAAAAGGAAAAGGGACAAAAGACAACGAGATCCACATGAAGAAAATTCAAGCCCGGATTCGCGATATCTACCCACCCGTCGGCGTCGTCGTTCATTTGCTGAAAAACAAATCTCAAGGAGTCGCTGGAAAATTTGCGGGACTGATCACCGCTCGCCAA